AACACCGGATTACCGGTTGATTCCGATTCAATCCGCAACACGGGGTCTTCGTCTGTGCCAACACGGGTGACAGTGCCGCCGGATGGGCCGGTGATGCTGGCACGACGCCCAGCCTTGCCTGTAACGACGCCGTAGGTGGTGGTGCCTTGATAAACCCAGCTAACGCGGGAGCCAATGCCAATAGCCATTACTTTTTACCTTTTGGTTTGCGTGCCTTACCAGCTTCGCTCAGTGCAATGGCAATCGCCTGTTTACGGCTTTTGACCACGGGACCTTTGCCCTTTCCTGGCTTGCCGCTGTGCAGCTGGCCTTCCTTGTATTCCTTCATTACCTTGCCGATCTTTTTTTCGGCTTTGGTTGGTTTCTTCGCCATGGGGCAACGGCAAGTGATCCAACTTTAGGCCGGACCTATCAACCCAGCCGATGCTGCCGTCATCCATTTTTTGCAGCCTTGCCTCGACTATGGCTTCGCCGTATTCAACCTGTACCCAGTCGGAATAAACGCGCCCGTCTAGGTAATACCTAATCTTTGGGAAGTCCATAACGCTGTTGTAACTGAGCCAGCGTAACTTCGCTGCCATCTTCACGCACCATCCGGCTTAATGCCTGTTGCGGACCAAACTTCTGGCTGAGGCGGTCAAAATAAGCGGCGCGTGATTTGCCAAGCACCTCTTCTTGATATGCCTTCGGTTGTTTTTGCAGCCACTGACCGTAGTTTGTGCTGGCTGAAACTTGACCGCCTTGTGCAGCACGTTTACCTTCGCCAATCACCTCTTCAGGTGGGATAAGGCCAAGGCCACGGTAATCAACGATTGGGATTGTCGTTGAACGGCAGTTGAAATGGACAGGGGGCAATGGACCTTTGCCGTAAACGTATTCTTTACCGTCAAGACTGCGGCAGATCGCTGAGGTGCGGCTATCAAGCGTGGCAACATAACGATATTTTTTAGTTACGTCTTGATTGGCTTCGTAGACGTTTTGACTGGCCGTGTTGGCCACCTGCTGCACACTTGTACGCACAACGGTCAATACTTGATGGTCAGCCATCTTGATCAGTTCGCCACCGGCTAGAGCCTGCTGTTTTGCAGTCTTGGCCAGTTGCCCGAAATCAAGGTTGCCCACCAAGCGTCGTGCAATTTGTGGCGTGGGTTCACCAGCAAGGATGCCTGTACGAATTGTGGTGTTGAAGCGTTGCGCCTGCGATTCGGCTAGGCCACGGAAAGCCTTTTCAATAACCTGACCATTGGGCAGCGTGATTGCTGCACCTTGCCCCGCTGTCAGATTGAAACCACCAGTGCCAGGCAACGTGAAGTTGATATCCGTGGGATCAACAGTGGCAACGGTGGCGGCAAAGTTTGGAGCCACTTCAACTGTGTTGACGGCACGCTGAGCAACAATGCTTGGCTCAATGCCACGAGCACCAGCTTCACCACCAGCAACAGCAAGCCGCAGTTGATCAGTTACAAATTCAGTTTGAAGCTCGGCTAACCCCTGCAGTTCAGTGGCAGCGTATGCCGTGCTGCGTTCCGCCCAGCTATCTAATGATTCCTTGAGTTGAGCCAGCAAAACACGCAAACGTTGCGCCTGAACTGATGCCGGGCTGACGATGCCACCACCTGCCGTGGGTACTCCAAGATCAATACGGCGTAGATCTTCAACGGCGCTCAAGATAATGCTGTTGTAATCACGAACGATCTGACCGGCAACAGCGTTGCTGAAACGATTGAGATCAATGGCGTTGCGGTAGATATTGGCAACAGGATCTTTGCGGTTAATACGCCGCTTGAATTGCTCAACGTTGAGCAGGCGAGGTGTTACGCCTGATTGCGTCATTGTTCAACGGCAATTTCACCGTTATCTTCAGCAACCATTTCTTCGCCGGTTACATCTTCAGCGCCAAGGTTTTCAGGGCCGCCAAGCTCAATCAATCCGCCTGATTGCGTGGCCTCTAGTTCTTCCTCAACGTCAAAATCGTCACCAAGCACTTCACCTTGCGCCAACTGATCAAGCAAAGTTTTCTGAGTAATGGTGCCTGCGGTGTAAAGCTGCAGCAGGGCAAGGATTTCTTGCGGCTCAAGGCGTGCGCCCACAAAATCCCGGTTGACATAACTGCTGCCTGATTGCTGCTGGCCAAGGTAATCAGCGTGAAAACGCAGACAGTTATCAATCAGATCCTGTACCTGCTGCGCGATCACCATCATGGTGCTGTCGCCTTGGCTGCGGTCGATCCGTTTTGCCTCGGCCGTTTCAGCGCTGAGCTTTTGACCTAGGACAGCAGACAGGCCAAGTTCATTGATCTGCCCGCCAAGTTGTTCAAGACGGCGGAACTGCGCTTCGTAGCTCTTGCCGTCGGGTTCAATGTATTCAGCACGGCCTTCAGCAGGGAAAGCGATGGCTTCACCAGGGCCAGCAGATACTTCCTCGGCAGACGATGGGAATCCATAGAAGGCGAGCATAGGCACGCCGCTGATGTGCAGCATGTTGTCCAGATCGCTCTGGATTTGATAGGTCTTCAGGTTTAGCTCGGCAATGTCTTCCAACGGCGGGCGTGATTCAAGCAGCCCAACACGATTGGAATAGGCAACAGCAAAGGGAATGTAATCAAGGCTGGTGGTGCCTTCTGCCACCATTTCATATTGACCTTTAGTGTCCGATTGCCTGTGCAATTCGTAGGAGCCTGGGCGCAACACGCGGATTTGTTCTAGATATTTTTCACCGAAATCACCATCAGGCACGACGATCAGCTCACGCAGGCGCAGCATGGTCAGCTTCTGTGCGCCGTTGGTAATTTCAGATCGCCAGCCAAGAATGTCACGCGGTGTATAGGTCACCCAATACGGGCGAAGTGATGCGGTGTCGGTAATGTTCTGCAGTTCGTCTTCGGTTTCGCTAGGGAAATCAACCAATACGCCAGCGTGGCCGTAGCGCACAATCTTGCGCGTCAATTCGTAGACAAAGATATTTAGATCATTGCCCTGCAAATCCACATCAAATAGTTGCTCCCGAATTACATCAGGTACGTCGTCAAGGCGTACAGGCTTACGGGTCAACATGCCCGCCAGCATCCGTTCAAGCCGCTGGTAATAAGGCGGGCAGACGCTACGGGCTAGGCGGTTGTCGTAACTTTCGTCTTGCTCGCGTGGCTCTTGCGGGAGGTAACGCCGATGTTTGCGGCGCATACCGTAAGTGCCCTCCATCAGATCTTCAATCAAGATCCAATGTGGTTCCTGTGCAGCCCATGCACCATTAGGATCCTGCACCTGCGTTGCCTTGCGCGTCAGAAGCCGGTCGTAAGCATTGAAACCGGAGTACATGATCTGCCGCGTTTAGCCGTAGTTTGATTCTATTGCGTAAATGTAAGCCGGGCCTCCGATACCGCCACACACGGCGTTCAGCCTTACGGTTTGAACCGACCCGGCAGGATCAAAGTTTATTCGGATTGATCAGCGCGGCTGATTTCATCGTCGAGGGCATCACCTGCTTCGTCAAAACCTTCGTCATATAGCCATTGCTGAATGGCGGTGAGCATGGCTGAAGCGGCTTGATTGAAGTCGTAAGAGCCGTCGTCATGTACAGAATCGAAGGCGGCCTGAAGATCGTGCCAGAGGGGTGCGGACATTGTGATTGTGCGGCGGCCTTACGGTAGCTGCTCCAATGCGCGGCGAATGTCGTCAGTTCGATTGTTGACGAATGGACTTCCAATAGATTCAATTTCTCGTAATGCTTGCATGGCCTGATTTTTGAAAGTTGGTGGTTCAGGGCGGCGGCGTTCACGCATGTGGCTCACCAACATCCGCCGCTGGTGCTTAGTGCCACAGACAGGGTCTGTCAATGCAATAGCACAGCACGCTTCCAGTTCTTGGTCTGCGCCCCATTGAGCGGCTGCCAGTAAGGCGTCCTGAGGCCAAAGCCCTAGCCACTTTTCTACCAGCTCGGGCGGTGGGGTGATGGGGTGTTGTTGTGTCATAAGAAAAGGCCCCCGAAAGGGCCGGACGGTCAGAAGTTGGCGGCCAGACCCTTGGCGAGATGGTTGAAGAAATGATGGATGTCGCCGTTAGTAAAATCGAGCCGGCGAAGGATGCTCTCGATCTGGGCCCGTTCCTGACCAGCGGTGCGCTGGATGGCTTCGATGACGCAACCTGTAGGGATCAGGTGGGTGTCGCCGTTGGGTGCTTCAACTTCGTAGGTCTTGTCGACCAGATCCTTTTCGTTGAAGAAGGTGGTGATGAAGTCAGCCATGGTCTTGTGTGTGGTGGGGTCGCCCCCTGTCCCTTAATTATGGGGTATACCCCTGCCATCTGTCAACAGGCAAAAGAAAACCCCCGCTTTCGCAGGGGCTCCCTCGCCCGACGCAGGTGAATCTGAACCATCCCCCGGATCGCACGCAGCGGTTGCCCGGCTTCAGTTTTAGTTGGCTGGCTTCCCTCGGGACAGACGCAAGGCGTGTGTTGATCCGACTTCCGACAGCACCCAGCAGGGGACTTCGCTGGTGGCGTCAATATAACCTGATGCCCGTGCCCTTGCCGGCGTTGGCGTACAGCGGGTTGAATTCAGACATGACCAGATACCCCAAACCGTCTGTCCAGTGCTCAATCCCAGCCGACTTGTCGATCACGTAATCATCGGCGCCCTGCTTGTAGGTCACGTTGCGCAGCGCCTTGATCGTGTTTTTGCAACGTGGGTGGACAAACAGGCGAATCTGACCATTGGCATTACGAATCAGGCTGTTGGTGGCGTTGATCTTGTCCTTCACTGCCCAGGGCGCCTTAGGACTGACGCAGCCAAATCCGTACTGGCGGATAATTTCATGGTCAGTACGGCCAGCCGATGAAGTCTTGCGGGCGCTGCCGGTTGGATCCGGGTAGGCGATCAACTTCCGATCCCTGAACCGCTCACGAAGCATGGCGCACACCTCATCAGTGTTGGTTTGCGTTACGGACACCTCATCCCATATATGCAGTGTGTCGCCCACGCGGCTACCGAGCACACCGGCCAGCACGCTCACGTTGAAGTCAGTGCCCCACAGGATCGGACCGCCGGTATCGCGGACGGCATCGGAAATGTTGTCGTCGCTGAAATCCGGGTAGACACGGCCCGAGAGGGTTTCAAAGCTGGCAAGGTATTCCTGGCGAAAGGTGCGGTCGTCAAGCGTGCGACGGGCAGCCTCAACCTCATCCTCGGGAACGTTGCCGCCTTGAATCGTGGTGTAACTAAAGGTTGACCAATCAGGTTGATCCTGGGCTTGTTCCCACAAATCGTGAAACCAGTTCAGGCCAGCAGGTGTCGTGATGAACCACGCGGGACCACCTTGATCAGACAAGGCAGGGCGTAGCACCATCTCCCACGCTTCCTGTTTGACGTAAGCGGCTTCGTCAACGATCAGGCTGCTAAGCGACACACCACGAAGGGCATCAGCGGATTCGGCACCTTTGAGGGCGATCACGCTGCCGTTACTTAATTCAACGGACAGTTCAGATTCATTTTTTCTGGCAAACATTTCAGGCGGCACCATGGCACGAAGCTGGCGCCAAGCAATTTGTTTTGCCGATTTATAGGTTTGAGTGACGTACCAGTTCAGACTGCCGGGGTGCTCAATGGCCCATGCGACAAGGCGGCTGATGCAAAGGTAGGTTTTGCCGAAACGGCGGCCAGAGCACAGGAGCTTGAAACGCTCAGGCGCATCCCAGACCTGACGCTGCGGACCGGTCAGCCCTTGGTAAAGCTGCTCAGCGAATGGCAGCCAGTCCTTTTGATCCTGTAGGTCCGCTGGGATGGGTGGTTCAAGCAGGAAGCCACCAGGGACGTTGGCGAGCAGGCTCAAATTTCAAGGCCGATCAGTTTGGCTTGGAGTTGGATGGCATTAAGCGCAACTTGAGTTTGACCGCGCTTGTAGGCGGACTGTTCGTAGGTGCGAGCACGACCTAGGGCTTCAGCGATCCAAGAGGGCCGGGTCATGGCGGCGTCTTCTTCTAGGCGGATTCTGGCGCGTTTGATGTAATTATCAGCTTGGCGATTATCAATATTCCATTGCTTCGCACAGAACTGCACAATTTGACCACGAGATTGGCCTTCAGTAAGAAGACCATAAACCGTGTCAATACGAAAGTTGACTTCAGCGGCGGTAGAACGCGCCAAGGTTGAAATAAAAGCGATGAATAAAGGATAAACCCAAAAAGAAAGAATGGCGAGATCTAGGACTCAGTTGAGACGTATTTGGGATTGGTGGGACGCAAATGAGACCTGTAGGGAATCTGGAATTGTGTTTTAGGACGCTTGCCAGCGCGAAAAATCTGGCTAATCTTTTCCCGTTGTCTCCCGGGAATTCCCGGACACACCCGAAAAACTCCGATGCGCCTTGAACTGCAAATCCCCGATGATCTGGTGGAGGATCTCAAGCGTTACAAGCCCAGAACCATGTCCCTGCCTATGTTTTGCGCCTATTTGGTGGAGCTAGGGGTTGACAGGGATGTTACGCTGGCGGAGCGACCGACAGGGAGCGAAGCCTCTAATTCTTCTTCTAATATAAGTAATACTATAAGTTCTTCTTCTAAAGAAGAATACTTTAAAGATAATAATAGTACGGCTGTTAAATCAACTAAGAAATCAGGGAAAACCGGGAAATCCCGGAAGCGACCGGAGTATTCCGAAGACTTCAATACCTTCTGGAAGCTGTATCAATCTGCGCCTGATCGTGTCTCATCTCAGACGAAACCGAAGGCGTTTGACGAATGGAGGGCCATCGTTGCCCTTGAAGGCCCTGAGACCCTCCTAGAAGCCGCTAGAAGGGCGATTGAGGAGCAGAAGCGGAGGAAGACCGCAGGGGAGTTTGTGGGGAGCCTTCCTGACCTGTTCCGCTGGCTGCGTGACGGCAAGTACGAGGTGTACCTTGAAGAGCACAAGCGCCAGAGCGGCGGGAAGTATTGGGACGAGGGCAACCGCTGCTGGGTCTATGACGATTGATCCTGTCCTTTGTTAATCATTTGAGA